ATCACCAGTGGTGGTCGAGCCAGCGTTCTGCACGAACTGCACGTTACTACCGACAACGGTCTGACCCAGATAGGCAGGGAGCAGGCCCGAAGCAACATCATCAGCCGTAGTACCAGCGACCAAAACCACCTTGAACAGGGTGTCTGGATCGTCACAAACAACAGCAACAGCATCCGACGCAACGGTGCCAGCAGGCCAGTATTGCGCAAACACTTTTTGCTTTGTGCTTGGGTTCGTATAAGAACAGCCCAAAAACACACCAACCAGACCTGCAACAGGACTAGTCTCGGCAGCAAGAGCGGATTTAGCGACAGTGCCGCCAGCAACTAAGGTAACGATATCACCGTTAAAAATATTGGTGTTGTACCCTGATGCGATGGGAATGTTACGGGTAGAACCCGAGAATACCTGACCACCAATCAAATTGATTGGCTTTAGGCCGTATGGTGCATCTACAATCGGATAAGCCATAAATAGCTCCTAAGTTAGGTTACTTGCCTTTGCCGAACGACGTTGAGGATTTTCGCTCTTGGAAGAGTGGCATCCGTGGGTCGCTTTGGCGCATCAAACTGTTGTCTACAGACTCCATCTGGCCTTCGGCTTGACGTTGGTAATGTGAATTACGTTGGTCAACCAACTCCTGAGGGGTCTTACAAAGCAACAATCCCCCGACCTCAATGTTGTCTTTAAAACGACTATTAGGGTCAAGTAGCAGTTGAAATTTTGGTTGTTCTTCAATCTTGACCGGCTCCCAGCCCTCCCGCAGTTTTGCGGAGATGTTACGAGGGTCGGCATTGTTCAAGGTTGAGACACGAATCCATCTGTACGCGAAACCGGGCTGCTTATCTGGTTCAGGCAAAAGCTCAGGTGGTGCCCACTGCTGGGGACGTGCCTGCACGGTACGAGTTTCTAGCTCACGACTAAGTTTGTTTTCAGCCATTAGTGGCCTCCATTTTCATAATCTCACGGGCGTATTGCTCAGGGGTTAGACCAAGCTTCTTAGCGATGCTCAACTGGGACTGTTTCAGCACAACTTTCTTGGAGGAAGTGCTTCGAGTCGCAGGAGCGACCACAGTTGACGCTTTTTCGGTGCGCGAACCAGATCTCTCCGGCTGCGTTGACTTTGGGAACTGTTCCGGGAATCGACGTTGCATCGTGTCATCAATCGTCTTCCAGTATTCGTCGGTGGACGTGTACTTTTGCCCGTACTGTTTGACCAGCTTGTTGTGTAGGCCAAGTGCAAGACTGGTCATTTCCTCGTCCTGACCGAACCATGTGTTTCGTTCTTGCCACGAATCAGCTCTTGGGTCAGGGCGAGGTACTTGGACTTCTGGCTCACCTTTTACACTACTTTCTTCATGTTGTAAAGTAGGAACGTATTCTTTTGCTTTCTGCAACTTATAGTTTGCATTTGCTAACTTTTCTTGGGCCTCAATCAGGCGATCTGTATCCCCTGCGTCATAGGCTTCCCGATAGGCACGTTTGGCAGCGTCTAACTCTAATTCAACCGCGCCTTTGTATGTATCGAGATAGTTCTTCTCACCTTCTGACAGACGGCCCTTAAGTTTCTTGTTTTCCTCAAGGATCTTGCGGGCAAACTCCTCCGCAGCACCCCGTTCCCGGTGGGCTTCTTCCTTGGCGCGGCGCTCGTCATGCCACACCTTTTTCATCTGTTTCATCCGGATTTTGACTTTCTCGGAGTAATCCTCCAATTCGTCTTTATCCAGCTCGTCCACGATCTCCTTTGGCAGTGGCTCACGGCCTCTATCTTCCGCAGGGGTATCGTCTTCAACCTCAAAGTCTAGGGCTTCTTCTTGCTGCGCCTCTACCTTATTTTCTTGTTCGTCTGGAAACTCGAACTCAGTCTTGTTCATTGCCATATCTTCTCCTTATGCGCGGCTAATGCCACGAGGGTCTGCAACGACTGCTTCCACAGTATCGTCGTTTATCAAACGGAATTCACGTCCATGTATCTTTAGACGTGTGCCAGAGTTAGGGCGAGCTAGAATAAAGTCTCCCTGCTTGCACCAAGGGCCTGTCGGAAATTTGACACTATCTTTGTACGCGTCTGGGCCGAGCTTCACGACAAAAAACACAGTGGCCAATACTTCCTCAAAACGACGAGTCTCATCAGACTTGATGATTCCGCTTTCGTACTTCTCTTCCGCTTCAGGCAGGGCTACCAGAATGTGGTATCCGACTGGTTCTGGGAGTTGTTTTGCTTTTTCTTCTGCTGCTGTTGGCAGGGTAGAAGTCTCACCGCTGTCTGTAGCGATAATAATTTCACTCATCGTCGTTGCGCTCCATTTGGTTTGCGAGGTCTAAGATATATCCTTCAGCGAGGGAGAGACCACGTACTTCCCCGCACATTGCGCGATACTCTGCGAAATCCTTTGCAGTGCCGCTGCTTATGGCATACGACATCTGTGCTTGCTTCTCGTTAATCTTTTGCTTGATGATTTCCAGCGTTCTGTCCATCACTCACCTTTTGTCGGTTTGTTTGTTTTACGGCTCTGTTGTTCCATCTGTGCTTGGGTGCGGGCTACTTCTGACCCGATCCGAACGCCTTCCAATTGCATCTTTGCCTGTAGGTCAGCACGATCTTTGGCAGTCTTTGCTCCAACTTGCATACCAGCGATCTCTTTCTGGGCCTCAATACGCTTGTCCTCGATCTCAAGTTGATCCTGCTTGGCGGCAATATCTGCCAACAGTTTCTTCTCTTTGATTTTGACTTCTGCGGCTTTGAGTTGCAGTTCTTGCTGTTGCATCTGAACAATCGGATCTTGTGCGGCTTGTTGGGCCTGCTGTTGAGCGGCTTCGGCTTGTCCTTTTTGGAGGAGTTTGCCTGCGGCCAAGGCCATCATGCGAGATATCTCAACTTCCATCTCTGGCTCCATCATCTCGTCCATCTTAGGTAATGGGATGCCTAACTGCTCTTCGATCTGTTTACGATATTCAAACGCTGCGTGCTCGGCAATATGAGCCTGCATTGCCCCCATCATCATCTGAGCTTGTGGGTTCTGACCTATAAGCTGCGCGAGTTTGGGGTCTTGCATAGCCATTGTGTGTACAGCGATATGCGCCTGATGATCCTGATATATAAAGGCTTTGACCGGCTTCATGTTGAGAACAGCCATATTCTCAGACACAGGATCTTTAGGCTTCTGGTCTTCTGCGCCGGGAATCAACTTGCCGATATTCTTAATACCCAACACCTCTAGCATCTGTTTGTTCAGCTCCACCATGTCGTAAATCTGTGGGCTACCCTGAGCCATTTGCATGACTGCTTGGTATTGAACAACCTTCTGGGACATGGTTGCAGCGTTTGGATCACTGACCGGAATGACTTCTACGTCATCGTAGTCAGTTTTCTTCGCACGGCGACTGCCTTCTGATGGCTCGTAGCTATATTCCTCTGGGGTGTAGTCCGCGATGATCTTCTTGAGTAGCTTGAACTCGATCTTCATAGCGTTATGAATGCGTGCCTGAACAGCGGACATCACCTTCAGCGTACGCTCCAAAATCGCCAACGTAGTCCCAACCGGGGAGTTAGCCGACATATCCGACACTTGCAGATCTGCAACGGAGGCGAAGCGACGGCCTTCATCGACAATCTTGTCCATTAGCCCAACCAGAACCTGACTTGGCTCTTTATATGGGAGTGGGAGGATATTGTCTCGGATAGTGCCAGAGGCCACGTCCACATCACGCCATTCGCCCGGGGAGATCGGTGTATCGTCACCCTTAGTGCGCATGCCTTTGGTCTTGAGACCACCCGGCAAGTTAGATAGTGTGCCTGCGTCAACCAACTGACGTAGTAAGGAGGTGCCTGACTTAGCGTAAGAGCCAATCAGGTGAATCAGACCGAAGTGATAGAAGCCAAAGCCCGGGATGTACCCGTAGTGTACAAAGTGGTTGCGCTTTTTTCTCAGCTCGTCATTCGCTTCATAGTTGCGACGGATGGCAAGAACTGTCTGGGAGGACTTATCGATAGTGACAATGTAGGGCAATGCAATGCCTGTCTCGTCCCCATCCTCATCCACGTCCTCATACCCCGGCAGGTTGAGAAACACCTGCATCTCCAACAGCTTGTAGCGGTCATCTGAAGTAGCGCGGAAGCCCATCTTCTCAGCGATCTTCTTCTCTACCTCGTCCAGAGAGTTAGATGGTTCTGGCAACTCGATATCACGATAGAAGCCTGCGTTTTGTAAACGCTTAACCTCGTTCTCGGTCTTACGCATGACGTGAGTAACACGCTCTGCGGTGTCCAGATTAGTCGCTCCGTAAGGTACTACTACATCCTCAGCAGGGACAAAAATAGACGCTTGTCGGCCCATCGACGGGTCGAAGTACACCTTTTTAAACGCATTGCCAGACAGGCCCAAGCCCCAGAGCATACGCTCGTGCTCGCCGCGATATTCAGTCATCACGTCGGTAAGTTGGTGGTTCATGTCATCCCGCACCCGTTCAGCCGAGGCGCGTTTCTTTGGTGTCTCTTTACCGATGATCTGCGTTTTGACAGGGCCAGCGGCAGGGAACGTCTCCATGATGGTCTCAGACTGAAACTTAACCAAAGCCTCTGCCAGCAGGGGGTGGTACACACCACAAGCGCCTTCCCAAGGCTCTGCCCGCTCTTCAATCTTCATACCCAACAGCTCAAGGCCGTCTACATAGGTCTGCATCCAGTCCTTGCGGCTGGATATATCTTCCTCAAACTCACCTATCAGATCCCCAGCCAGTGAGGCCAGCACATCCTCCGACACATACTCCGCGAGGTTATTATCAAACTCGTCGTCGATCACATCCACATCGCCGAATCTAATCTCCAGATCGCCTGTGCGAATACTGACCGACTCAGGATCTTCAATCTCGATCTCAAGGTCAGGTTCCGCACCCTGTGGTAGCATCGCTCCTATGCCCATCGGGGCTTGATTTAATGCTTTATCTATCGCCATATCTTGTCCTTAGTAGTAACTCTTCTTACGCCTAAACTCTGTAACTTCCTCTGGCTCATCGTTAACTGTACGGATGTAGCCGCCTTTTCTGAAGCGCATTATCGCCATTGACACGGAGTCAACATAGTCATCGTGATCGCCACCGGGGAAGGAAGCTACCTCGTCTACCACCTCTTCGGCCCACCGAGTCTCAGGTACCCACACACGTTTTGAAGCGAATAGGTCTGATACCGCGTTTAGCCGACTAATTTTGTCGTTACCCTTGCTCGGTGTGAATTCTTGTACAGGCACACCCATAGCCCGCATCTCATATATAAGCGGAGCGCCTGAAGCCTTCTTCTCGATGATTATCCCATCTGGCTCCCATTCGCGATACTCCTCCATTGCCTTTCTTTTCAGCTCCGGAAACTCCATACGCGCTCGAAATGCGTTTAACAGGATGATATTAGCCTGTGTTATCCCAGATTCGTCTGGTTGGTAGAAGATGCCCCACGTCGTACAGGCAGAATAGTCGGCCCTGTTATGCTTCTCGAACGCTGTATCCCAACTCTGCAGCACAAACTCACAGGCCGGAGGGTTGTCGTACTCCCATAACTGCCACCATTCGCGTTTTACGATGGCTGCGGTCTCAGAAGTGGGGTTTTGCATGTACTGCGCCATCCATTTCTGGTTGGGCAGCTCGTTTTTAAGGGCCTGAAGCTCTTTTAGTGACCAAAACTCAGGCCAAAGCGGGTTCCCAGAGGGTAAAATGGCAGGAAACTCGATCACTTCCCACTCATCACCATCCCTTTGGGCTGCAGACTTTATAACCTGACCCGTCAAGTCCTTCTTAGCCCATCTTGTCATCACTACAATGATCGCCCCGCCCGGCTGAAGTCGCTGTCTAGGGCCGGATGTGTACCATTCGTAGGTTTTATCGTAAATCTCGGGGTTCGTTTCCGCTAATGCGGCCTCTTGCTCACTGTGTGGGTCATCAATAATAAGGATGTCCGCACCCTTACCGGTCACAGCACCGCCGATACCAATAGCGAAGTAGTCACCACCCTTGGATGTGTTCCAGCGACCAGCGGCTTTAGAGTCAGACTGCAGATGCGTCTCAGGAAAAATAGTCTTATATACGTCGCCGTCTACTAAGTTACGTACTTTTCGCCCGAACCCGACTGCAAGCTCTGCTGTATGCGACGTTTGAATAACCTTTTTCTGCGGGAAGTTTCCCAGAAACCAAGCAGGTAGTAGATAAGAAGCAAACTCGGACTTAGTATGACGAGGAGGCATATTGATAATAAGCCGCTTACATTCCCCACGAGCGACCCGCTCGAACGCTCTTGCCATCTTGACATGGTGTGCTCCATTAATAAACGATGGCCAGACAAGATGCACAAACTCCATAAAGTCTGACCTAGCCCGCTCGGTCTTTTTGCGTGCCTCAAGCTCTTCTAACAACTCCATCACACGTAACTGCACCTCCGCAGGGAGTCCTTGAACTAACGCGGGGTTACTCTTTAGGGTGTCAAGGAGCTGTGGACTCATCCGCCTCCTCAATTTCTACTGGCTCGACATCCTCAAACTTACTTGTATCTAGCGCAGCCAACTCGGCATCTAAGTCGACTAGCGGGGCTTTGCCTGATGGATTCTCTACAACATCAGCCAGCCCCATATACTTCTCTAGGAGTGTGGTGAGCTCGCCCTCGATGGCTTCTGTAGGTTTTTGTTTGACTGTAATTTCTAGTTGATCAGAGAACAGGTTGACTCCACGCCGCTTGCCGAGAAGTTCTAGGGCTTTCAACCTGACCTTTGGGTCTTCATCTTCCGTCTCTTCTAGGAGTCGGTTCGTGACAAAGTTGGCAATCCTGCGGTTGGCACCGAGGAACTCATGATCGTAGGATGTAAGAAGGGCCTCAAGCTTGAGGATTGCACCGGGTGGGGTCTTGCCGACTTTCAGCGGTGCTTGGTGGGAAAAGACTTGGTGGGCGTGGGTCGTATCAGAAGCGGTAACGTCGAGTTCACCACCTGCTTCTAATAGATCTTTGATCGTTGCACATGCAGCGGCTGCACGTTCGCGGAATTGCTCCGCCTCCTCCGGCGTAACATCGAAGGGTATGGGGATACCTAGTTCAGGTGTAATTATCAGTGGCATTGTTCTGGCGGTTTGTGGCACAGATGAATAGATACTACCTGCACAAAAATATACCCCCCGGGGGTATGCGATTTCAAAATGATATGGGGGGTGTTTCTGTAGGACGCAGTATATATGCTGGCTGGAAAAACGCAAGGGGGTGGGGGGTCATGTTTCTATTAGTAAAGTTAAGTTGATGAAGTGCTGGAGTAATGTGCATAACACAGTACACGCGGGCGGGGGGACTCCTAACCCATACAGGGGAGGTGGGGGTACGGTGGGGTCGCGCCAGCCGGAATTTCTTAGGTTTGACCAAAGAAAGCGAAACATGTTGACGAGCGTCACGTATTAAGAGATAATTCTGTCACTGCATCACATGATGCAGATAACTAAACAAGGAAACGATCATGACAACAAAACTTAATGCAACTAAGACAGAAGTTACCGTAGTAACCGATGCGGTTATCGCATTGGCAAGTGAAGCGGGCGCAATGGCAAGCGGGATTGATTCGATCAAAGATGCAGTGAGCGCGATCACTCGCGATATGCATTTTCGCGCAGTAAAGATCGGCCGCTTTAGTTTCAAGGATGAGGCCAAGTGCTGCCCGGTAGCACGCGCATTCGTACAAGGCAGGTTCCCATTCGCCGATGCAGTATCGGATAG